ACTGCACTGATACGCATAAAGAATATTGGATGCTGTCGTGCGTAAAATCAAACTAAAATTAGAAGTGTCTAATTGTCTTACTGAAGAGTAACCAACCGCCACTTCAGAGGCTCTTACTTGCTGAGTTGTTCCAGGAGTGATAGTTGTCCCAGAAATACCAATTGGTGTTAACTGAGCGCACGAAATACCGCCAGTTGTTGATTTATACGAAATAATTGCATTAAGGCCATCTGTAAATACACAAACCATTGGTTTACCAGCAACCAAAGTTGACGGCGTTATTGTTGTCCATGTAGTTGATGATGGAATAGTTAGTCGTCCTATCGAATCTACTGTTGCAACGAATAATTTTATATTTGCTGAGTTTCCTGTGCAGACAGTAACTAAAACGTTTGTGGTTCCTGGAATTTCATTAAATGTTACCCCTCCAGCCGAGGCTTGAAGTAATGCCGTCATTGATTGAGCAGGAATATTATTCGTTAAATCCCAATTGACCCAATTTGGTTTATCAACCGACATGCTTTGAAATTCATACAGCGTATTATCATTACGTTTAAAATTAAAAGTGGTTAGAGAGCCTGGTAAAGAATTAATATATGGAACACCATTAGGAAATAGAAAATTATTACCCCAAGAAGATGGCTGCCATCCTCCGGTATTATCCTGAACCATAGTTAATGAAAGATTTACATATGGTGGTACATTCGTTCCTGTAGGATTTGCAATTATCCTATTTCCTGAAAATGTCACAATAGCATTTATGCCAAAATCAATATTCCAATTAACAGTTGCTGCATCTGTTAAAGTTTGCGTATTTAGATTATTAAAAAAATCATTTGTTATTATAGCGTTCCCTATAGGAGATTGCGGCGCTGAATAAGTTGTTGCGTCAAACTCCAAATCAATTGGACCGCCTCCACTAGAATCATAGGTATAAGGTATTGCTTCTCCCGCCAATATAACAGCCGTTACCGCATGAGTAGAACCAGGTACAAAATAATAACCAGATGTTCCAATGTCACCATGAATATTAACTGCTAAATCAGCATTATTAGATTGGAATTCTATCGACCAATTTTGAGCTAAAATTGAATTAACAATAGTTGCATTAACACCATCGATAACTGGATTTGTCGATGCAAGTAATGCTAATAAACTATTACTAATATTAACATTAAACGTATTTGACGACTTGTCATTAATGATATTATATTCGCTTGATGTTTTTAAATTAATTAAATTGATATTTCCACCAGAGCTACTTAATCCAGTTGAATTTAAAGTTAATACTGTAGATGTTCCTAATGATAAATCTTTAGCTGTCCATGAGGCCGTTGAGGTGGTTTTTCCTGTCCAGGAAGAGTCAAAATTAATTGCAGTTGATTGTGTGATGATTGTTGCATCAGCGCCAGACCCTGTCCAATTAATATTTGGATAAACTTTAAGACCAGTTTCAAGATAAGTACCCGTATCAATAATAATATTATATTGATTACTAAACGTAGCTGTTCCTAATCCAACAATATAACTCGTAGCAAAAGTGATAGTTGCAAATGGAAAATTAATTGTTCCATCACCATCTATATCACTTCCATTTTTAGAAACATAGATGCTTTGAAGGACGGTTGAAGGTGTAACAGAAGAACCTTTTTGATTACATAAAAAACCGCCAAAGTAAGTACGTGAATCAGCAGAAATCAGCGAAACAGGGGAGCCGCCGTTTCCTGAAACGCTCACTGCGATTTGCATATAATCTGTCGAGCCATTCATTTCTACGTTTGATAATGCAATAGGAACAGCTATTGGTCCGCTAGCGCTAGCGAGTAAATCAATTACACCGCTGCGAAAAACATATGTGCCAAATGTCGAATTTTTTAAAATATAAACGATTGCCTGAGCATCAATAGCGGGCACAGCAAATTGTATTTGACCGAAATAACAATAAGCCCCAGCAACGCCGGGTGTATGCCGATGAGTGGTTGAATTGTAATAGTTTCCAATGTCGAATTGTTCATTATCAAACTCAACAACAGTCGGCAAAGGAGCGGTTGGATCTATTGATTGAGAATGACCAGACAAGCCAACATTAAAGCTGACTGTTCCTCCTCCAATCGCTCCTAGCGCATTATCAATGCCTTGAAGGTTTTGTGTTATTTGCTGGCCTACAGATGAATAATTTACCGGTGTATGATTTGATAGCACAGATTGCCCAGTCACCGGCGCTTGTGCATTGCCGCCTTCAGCATCTTGAAACACCGTTGTATAAGTCGATGGAATAGTAGAAATTATAGGTGATATCTGACTAATTTTTTCATCTGAGACTAATGGCATACAAATAATCCTTTTATAATAACTTTAATTTTTTATTCTAGTAGCAGAGCACCTTGACCATTTTCCAATAGAATTCTTCCTCCATTTTCGAGCAATATATATCCCTGTCCTGGCGGAGGTGGCGGCAATGTTACTACTTCTTCAAATAACAGAAGCATGTTAATAGCGGGTTGGCTCATCCATGTATACCTTGAAAAATAGGAGCTAAAACAACTTGTATGTTAACCGTCGATACCTGGGTTGCTGTTGTTTGCAAAGCAAAATAGGGCACGCAATTAAACATCGAAGGAAGCAGTGGCAACCATTGCGTGGCTGCGCCAGCAACAGCAAGAGCCGTACCGTCGAAATTAGAAATCGGAGCAAAAGTTGATATATCAGGCGTGAGTCCAGCTAAAAATACCAAATTAGAAGTAGTAAAATTAGACGGTAAAATTAAAGCTAATGGTGAAGTTCCACCACATGTAAACACTTCCGACAAATCATCACCAGCTTGAATAGTTAAATTTATTTGATTTAAATTATTTACTATTGCAACTTTATAATCGTTAATATTAGCCATATTTATAAAATCCTTATTGCTTATGCGATGAACCGTAGAAAAAATCTATTATTGTTTGCCATTTACCAACCAGCATCCCGAGCACAATCGACATCATTTGTTTTTCGTCAGTATTCAAATTGACTTGAGGGCAAAACAGAACAAAAAGAGCGACAAAAAAACCCGCGGTGACTATATACGCCATTCGACGCATGAAATCTTTGTATTCGATGCCATACTTACGAGCATCTACGCGATCGTTCACTTCTACTTGATAATCATTTAATTTAAGCTTTGCGAGTTCTTCTTGATGCTGATATTCGAGCGTCTTTAATTTGATAGGGGCTTCAGGGTCGGTTTGAATTCTTTTGATTAATTCTTCTGGATTGTCTTTCGATCCGCCGAAAACGGATGCAACCAGGGTTCCAACTAGACCACCAGCGGGACCAGCTAATGCAGCGCCTAGCTCTGGTGCATATCCGGTTACTAATTTAATTAAGTCAGAAAAGATCATAGCTGCCCGGACTCCATTACAAATGCCCAGACTTCGGCTCGATGTCCAACATCTTTATGCCATTCGGATTGAAGCATATCTTGAGCAGCGGCTTTGTAATCGCCTTTCTCCAAATGAGCAAACATATTTTTAAAGCCAAGGACTTTCTCTATGCCCATATTGAATGTCATTTCTACGAGCACCGCTTTTCTGACTTCATCTAGACTGGAATAATGAGGGTAGGTTTTCCAGATTTCGGCTTCTGCGTCTTTAACATCATTAGAGAGTAAATAGAGAGCTTCGTCTAAATTTAGCCCTTTGGCTTGTAAGTTTCTGCCAAATCCGATTGTTAAAATGCCTTTCGAATCGTGATATGCAAATTGCCGATACGCTTCCTCACCCTTGAGTAATTTTAAGAGCTTGTCTCTGATCTCGGGTCGCATTAACTATCCTTAGCTGCAATTTGATTTATAAATATACTATCAGATACAAAAGGTTATTGTATATAGCTATTGTATAACTTTAACTTATTAACAGAAAATGTTGATAAGTATTAATAAATGCTGTTGATAACACGGCCTAGAGAGCAATATATCTTGTTAAAAACCTGTTGATCAAAAAATGGTAAAATATGCTCTATAGGAGGCGCAATATGATTACAATGAAAGATGTCGAATACACTGACGAACTAGACAGACTACAAAAAAAATATGAGTCAACATTTGAAGAATGGCGAATAGCATGGGAAAACAAAAATCCCATAGAGGCAGAACTGGAAATAAAATATAAAAAAGAAGTTGATGATTGGAACAAAAAATATAGTGAATATTGTAAATATGTTCGTGATAAACGACCATAACTCATTTAACAAAAAAGTATCAATTTCTCCCCCATTGGTAGGTTTTGCTATTATGGCTGCATATTAATTCAAATTGCGTCAACAATCTTATGTTTAAGCATCAAATCATTTTCACATAAAAAAAATTCAATTGCTTTATCGGGTCCAGGTGAAGGCATGATTTCTACTGGTTTCTGCTTTTTAATGATTTCTTTTACTGCTTCATTAATTTTCATTTCTATCTCAATCTATAATTTTATTCATGATAATATGGAAATAAATACCATTAATACAGTTAATAATCAAAATAATCCATCATTTTAAAAGGTGTCGAATTCGACAGGTTTAGAAATTTTCTCTTATTAGATCCCTAACATGATATTGAAAATGCGAATCATCATTGAGTAATTTATGAAGTTCCATTACTTGCTCTTCTGTTAATTTTTTACCTGTCCATTCTTCGAAGTAAGCAATATCAACGTCGAAACAGACTTTAATTATTCTTTTAATCATAATTCTTAAATCCCAGACCCGTGGTTTATAAATCTAATTTCCTGCTCAATTTTGACAAACCTGGCCTCTAAATTTAGCAACACATCCGCCATGAGGCTTTCTAATTTTTCTACGCGCTTCTCGAGAACGTGTAGATCATTTTCACAGCGCAATATAGAAGCATGTGTTTGCGCACCGTGAAATACGAGCTCTTTGGCTTCTCTAAGGTTGATCTTATAAGAAGATTGCAAGTCATCAACTCTTTGTGAAAGTGTTTCTAGCTTTTCGATGCGCTTCTTATATGCCAACATCTCATCCCAGAGGGCTTTTTTAATTATTACTGTTTCTGACATCCTCAAGCCCCTCTATTATTTTATCAAACTCATTTTTTATATAATCCTGCACATGTGGTATTTTTGCTTTTAAGCTTTCCGGGATTTCGTTTAGCATGATACCGTCGAGCATGCCAATTGAAAATCCAATGAGGCGTGCAATCTTTATACGCAAGTCGAAATCCATATTAATCATCTTAGCTCCATACCTTTGCAGTTAAAATTCCCATACCGCAGCATACTAAAAAAACAACTATTTTAGTAAAAATTAGTGGATGAATATTAAGGAAAATTGCAAGAAGCGTTATTAAAGGAATTATCAAAAAACCTAAAATAAAGAAAAATATTTTACGTAATAATTTTTTGTTCATGCTTCGCCTATCTCTTTCAATACGACGGCATATAAAATCTAGGTTATGATTTTCGCATTTGTATATTGATTCAGTCACACCTCACTTCCCCTCTCGATAGCCCAGCAAATTACCTCTTCTTCGTGAATTTTTTTTATATAATTCCAAATATTTTCGGGTGGGGTTTTAAATTCAGCTGCATCTAGCGCAGCTATAACACCTCTCAACCACCATACAAATTGTTTTTCAGTCATCTGCGCTCACCCTCTATCTACATGATTGCCATACCCAGTCAGGATGCTCTTTAGCAATTAAAATAAGTTCAGTTATATATTTCTTGAACCCTTCATAACTTCCCCAACCGTTTTCAGGGTTCATTGCAATAAATTTAGATGGACTTGATTCTAGCATTTGCAACGCACACTCTAATAACGATAATGATTCTTTACCTGTCAAACCATCCACATCAACCATGTGATCTTGTTTGGGATAAATTTCATACCACATGGGCGATACGTTATAAGTATAGTTAAGACTTTCTGTAGATTCAAAATGACCGCACGTTAAGCATTCGTTTGATTTTAACAATAAAGATAGGCTCATTCGCGCTTGTCCTTTTTCTTTTTAAGCTCTTCTAATCTGTTATCGGCGTATTTCTTTAAATAATTACCGACTTTCTCAAAACATATTGCGCAATAGCAATATCTAGTTACAGTGATTGGCTCATGGTATTCGGTCATCCGCGCTTATCCCCATATTATTAATGGAAATCCTACTGCACAAATAAATATTAATAAATGAATAACCCAATGCTTAAGTATGTCTATTTCAATGCAAAAAGAGAGCATAAACGCATAACCACATGCTAATAAACATAATCCTATTGCTTCAAATAACGTCATGTGCGCTTGTCCTTAAATTCTTTGCTCATAATTCATTTCCCAAGTTTGTATCTATTTTTGTTTAGATAGATACAAAGGTAAGGGGTTTGTATCTATTCGATATTCACATTATTTTCTTCAAGCATTTTGTAAAAATCTTCCATCGCTTTTTCATAGCCCTGACATTGCTCTTCACTAAGCGATGCTTTTCTATGCTTGACGTTATGCGTGAATTCCCAATAGACCACGTTGAAACTCTTCGCTTGTTTGAATATTTCTAGCTCTACGCTCTACTCTGCGTCATCGGTGTTGAATTGGTAGGTTACGATCATTCAATATGCCTTTTTATATTTATTGTAATAGTTGATATGCTTTACCATATATTTCAAACCTGCTGCCCTAGATTCATTCCACATCCTTAATTTCCATGCTTTGTTGATTGTTAATCTGCGTGATTAGCCTACCAAGTTTCTCTTTACCTTCTTGGGTTAACGCAGCATTTCCAACTAACATTTGAGATGCAAAATATATTAACCATTGTATCTGTGCTGCTGTTATTTTCATTCGTCTTTCTCCGGTGGATTTGGTAGCGGCATCCAGTGAGATACTTCTCTTTGCCCAAAGACTAATGGATCATGAGCATGCTTTCCAAAGCTAATATGCCAACTACTACAAAAAATTTTCCACTTACACAACTCGGCTGTATGCATTTTGTTATGCGATGGAACAAAAATTAAAACAGAGACTTCTTTTTCTGGTAATCGGTCCTCGACGCTTATCCACTCACTCATTTAATCTTCTCCGGTGCTTTAAGCGGCATCCAATAAGTTACATTTTCAATATATGGCGATTCACAAAAATGATTAGACTTAAACTTTCCCTCGATAAAAATCGCGGTACTATATGCTAATTCCATCGCGTCATAAGTGAGAACTTCCTCACCTTCGTTAGGGGATTTATCAGACAAACTAATCCACTCCCCCAATAACGCATCCTTATAGCCTTCGGCATAAGAAGCTTTGCAACAAGGCGGTCTATTCATTTGTCTCACCCATAAATAACTTTTTCAATAATATCGTCGCATTTCCTCATGATTTCAGTTTGCTCATCACTGAATTCATGCCGGAACTGAAACAAAGCACCGCGACAAAGGCCGAGAGCGAAACATAACAATGATATTTTTTCTTGGTCTGTCATATTAAAATTAATCCTATTTCAACTGATTTCAATACCATCAATTAGTCTGCAACTTTTTAGGAATTTCTTTGCATAAAGAATATCCGAAGTACTCATTAAAAGTCTGCTGCTTTTATTTCCATATTGGTCTTGGCTTAATTCATAAACTCTAAATTCTGTTTCTCTTTCTATGTTTAATGATCCGTAATCGGGAAAAGATCCTGACTTATCTTTTTCTACTTCAATTAATACAAATCTGCTCATGATGCACCTTAACTATATTAAACTTGTAACAAAAACTTTTAGTAATGGTGGCTCTCTACATCGCGGGGCACATGCTGGTCGTCAGTGGAGGTACCCTCTTGATACGATGGCTGCATGTGGTCGGCTCGCCCTATTTGCGCCGGGCATCGAGAGCCATAAACTGGTGGCCAGTGTGACGATTCCCCTTTTGAAGAAAAGCCGGTCACTTTACCTGGCCATAAACTAATGCCTATAGACACCGCGTTTAAGTTGGCGCCTATAGGTGTCAATTGGTGGAAGTCGGCACGAATTGCACGTGCTCCAGTTTTGCTGAACAGCATCAACATTATTCCCAGGTTTATTAGGGTGCTGTGCCGGTATCCACTGGGGAGAAGGCTCAGCTACGTTGCTTCCGCGTGTCACTGTCCACGCCGCGACTTCCATTAATTTTTAACAAAATGATTTTTTATAAAATTCTATCAATTGATCTTTTGTTCTATAAAAACTTCCTTTGACCGTGTCGGGGTAAACGCGCTCGAAATAATCTTTATTTCGCTCATCTTCAATAATCCTAGCGCTGATATATTCATCTTCTAATGAAACCGCATTCCAAATATCCTCTATAGCTTTATACTGTCCTGCATCTTGATCAGATAAAATTGCGTCTTCTTTCCACATAAAATTATCTTTTTTAACTCTATAAAATTTCGTCATTTTTACCTCCTATAATTTGGAGCGCAAGCCCCACGCGAGAGTTTACGCGCGTATATTTTCTCGCAGGCTTGCGCATTGACTTACTCTACAACTTCCCAATCTTCCGCAAGCGCATCGTTGTTTGAGATAGACCATACGCCGCAAGTACCATCAGCCGCTTTTAAATCAATATGAGGACGATACTTAATTTTTGTTCCCATTTCGTAAACTGCATTTAATGGTGCACGATTTACCTCAAACTCTGAACCATGGACAAGATAGACAAACATTCCTTTGCCATTCCAGTTTGTACGAGTGAGCTTTTTGCCTTGCTTGATTAGCTCTAATGCTTGACTAAAATTCATAAATACTCCTAAGTTAAAATTGTTAAACCGTTATCTCATCAATCACCGTAAACTTTGCTTTGTTTTTTTCTACTTGTATATTAAAGGCTTCTTTCTTCAATTTAGCTTTGGCTTCCTCTAAAAGAGTAAAGCAATCATTTTCGCAATCTCCTACATTAGAAACATCGTCTCTCCAAATGTGAAAATTAAACCAATCTTTAAAAAAATCTTTTTTTCCCTGCACTATGTACTTCCCATCACCGCGCTGTATTATTCGTAGTTTCATTGCTTGCAGTTTCCTTAAATTTTTAACGACCTTGGCATAAGAAATTTAGATAAGTATTGCTTACTGTAAATAAGCAAAGAGCTATTATCCAAATTAAGCCGCATATAATTATTTTTCTTTTAGAGTCCAGGCTACCCAAGCAATACCCAAATATTCCGCTCATCATCCAGAAAGATAAAGTATTTATTAAATGCATCACTCATTCCTCAGCGTCACGGTGCCTTTGAATAATTTAAATTTATCTTTATCCCAGCAATCAGAAAAACGTCTTTCAGCTAAGTTTAGACCCGAAAAATTATAATGAAATGTTCCATGGCCAAGTGCTATTATTAATGTGCCTTCTTCACTTATCACTAAACACGGATAATCCCACTCGTTTTCTTCTTCATCATTAGTTACTGTTACAATCATTTTCACCACTTTTTATACAGGCTCTTAAACGTAAACGTCTCTATTTAATGTTCCACATAGAACTTTGCTAAAAATATTTTTCTACATAGTCCACAATTTTCTTAATCTGTTTTTTTCGTATCAAGTCATTAGCGCTTTTTCCCTTGAATTCAAGGCGCTGACACTCAAACCATTCGATAACTTTATTCATGTCGTTGCCATATGCTTTTAAAATTTTCACGTATGCGTCATGCAGTGTCACGGCCTATTCCCCTCAAGCGCTGATTTAATTGCACTAATCAATTTTTCTTCTCTTCCTAAAGCTAACATGTCAACAGGTGATATCTTTCCAAGCATCGGATTTGGAGTGGCAAACCAAATCAGCGTTTGTTTCATATCGCCATGAAAGAAGGTTAGGATTTCGTCGAAAACTTCGTGTAAATTCATAAAATCTCTCTTATCATCAATTCAACCTTTCCACCCTCAAACTTTTCGCATTTTTCGATATAAAGCTGATGCACATGAAAATCATCTTCAATTACACCAGCGTGCGTTAAGCTATCTAAAATTGCTTTTGCAATGTTATCCGCATCTCTCCGTCTTTTATCCGGCGGAAACATTTTTATCTCTAAGCGCACTTTGCTTTTTTCGAATTTCGCTTTGTTAAACGTAATCGCCCAAACTTGTTTTCGATATTCGCGCACTTGCTTAGCAAGATACATCTTGCCTTGCTTGGTTGTTCTCCAAACGCGATTAACACTGGGAGGATAGGGCAAAGTAACGCTCAATTCTTTCACTTAGAATCCTTAACCAATCGACACCAATGCTTGCACTTTGTACAAACGTAATACGATCTATTTTCCGTCTCAATTACCTTCACTTCCGCTTTGCAACAGTTACTCATTTCAATTCCTTAACTTTTTATCCGTAATTAATAATCATGAAATTTATTTTACTTTTGCTCTTCCATCCATTCTTTCAAAAGCGGCGATACCACTGCGCCTCGTTTTTCATTTCGGGTGAATTTAAAATTATTTTGTCTATAAAGATTGATAAAGATTTTGGGTGTTTCAGAAATCAACACGGGTCTTTTTGAAATTTCGGCGCACTTTATTAGGAAATCTTGAAGCTCAGGAAATTTCCTTTCATTTGTGCAAAAAAATCTAGCCGCGGATCTTATTGTTTCATCATCAATGTTTTTTAAATTTGATTCCCACATTTTT